TACGGAGTATAGCACAGCTTGGTAGTGCGCTGCGTTTGGGACGCAGAGGTCGTAGGTTCGAATCCTACTACTCCGACCACTAACGGACTTCTAGCTCAAATGGTTAGAGCTGACCGCTCATAACGGTTAGGTTACAGGTTCGAGTCCTGTGGGGTCCACCATGAGGGTGTGGCAGAATGGCTATGCAACGGATTGCAAATCCGTTTATCTCGGTTCGACTCCGGGCACCCTCTCCAAATCATTACTTGACTTTTATTAAAAAATATAGTATAATTATAAGTGTAGAGAGGATCATAATGAAACAGCCAGAAATATTTCAAAACAAAAGATTAGTGCCGCTGAAGTCAACAACAGTACTTGCGTTTCCTACAGTGTTTATAGGATACGATTTAAGAGGAATGTACGATCCAGACGAGATTATAGAAGGTGCAGCGGACCTAATTTCTCCGCACGGGCTGTTAGAAAGTAAAAATGAAGGAGATGGCAGCACTTGGGGTACTGAAGGACATTTAGAAACCCATGCGGAACTTAGAAGGCTTATGCAGAGATGTGTCGACAACTATGTTGATACAGTAGGATTAGAGCCTCTTGGAATTTGGAATAGTTGGCTTAATAAAGGAACTCCAGGAAGTAGAACAATTCCTCATCGGCATGAAGGCAGTTCAATAAGTGGAGCATTTTATCCTAAGATAGTAGGCAATAACGAAGATAGTCCTCCACTAACACTTCATAGCCCATTAAAACCACTTCACGGCATGCAAGTCTTTGCTGAGCCAAATATGCTTAATACATACACTACTGAAGTTTCGGCCTGGGAAGGTATGCTATGGTTATTTCCTAGTTGGTGTGAGCACAGTACACCTGTCAATAAGGCTGAGGAACGATATTGTATAAGTTTTAATACCTATCCAAGAAAGTATGAAAAAATAAATATACATGGTGATTGAACTTGACAACCTTTAGTAAACGTGTTATACTATATAAACAATGGTATAAGAAGCTCAGAGCAGTTGGCTATCCTTGGTACAACTGCATTGCGTGGGCAATATCAAATTCAGGCACACACGAACTAGACGGTTCCTATAGGAAGTTTTAATATGAATGATTTGAAGTTTACAACTTGCGGCGATTATGTTAACGATCAACAAACTATCCAGCGTATAGGCTTTGCATGCAAGTATATGCATCCAGATCAAACACAGAAGAAGAAAATCCTAGAAGAGATTCAGCGTCCACTAAATACAAAGTCGACTACAGTACAGTGGTTGAATAGGCAAACAAGGGAAGTTGCAGAACAACGTCTGTGGGATATTATGGTCCACAACATACAAAGTTACTACAACTTAATTGAATACGTAGGAGGATTACCAAATGAATTACGAATGGTTCGTCTTGGCAGTGATGTGCTTCCTGTATATACTCAGCGCGACTGGGCTTATTACTGGCAGCTACCTGATGTACGCAACTACTGCGAGACGAAACTTGCAAGGGTCGGCGCACTTGCTCGTTCCTTGGATGTTCGGCTTAGTATGCATCCTGGCCAGTTTACTGTGCTTGCTAGCGACAACCCAGATATTGTTGAACGTAGTATAGAGGAGTTTGAATACCATGTTGATGTCATACGCTGGATGGGCTACGGACGCACATTCCAAGACTTTAAATGCAACGTACATATCTCAGGCCGCAAAGGTCCAGCCGGCATTAAGGCCGCACTCAAGAAACTCACGCCAGAAGCAAGAAACGTTATCACAATCGAAAACGACGAGAACAAGTGGGGCATCGAACACAGCCTCGAGCTTGCAGACGACCTCGCACTCGTACTTGACGTACACCATCACTGGTGCCGCGAAGGTGAATACATACAGCCCACCGACGATAGATATAAGCGCATAGTTGATAGCTGGCGTGGTGTGCGGCCTGCAATACATTATTCTTACAGTCGTGCAGAATGGGTTAGCGACATTGCTACAACAGTACAACCAAACTTTAATGCACTACTTGAACAAGGCTACAAGAAAAGCAAGCTGCGAGCTCATAGTGATTGGTATCCTAATCAAGCAAGCAATGATTATGCATTAAGCTTCTTACCCTACACAGATATTATGTGTGAGAGTAAATGCAAGAATCTAGCAAGCATTGACTTGTATAAATATTATAAAGGAAAAGAAGATGAAGAACTATCTAGCAAAAATGTACAGCAGTCGCAACATACCAGTAGAGAACTCGTCTTCGGGTAAGAATCCAAATAGAGTAGCTGGCGGCATTAGGGGACAAGGTACTAACACTATTGCAATGTTAGGAGAAGATGGTGTTGAAAGGATTTTGCCTACACAAAAGTATGTGCAAGCATTGGAAGAGCAAATTCGTCAGCAGCAAGTTGCGATTACAACAATCAACCGTAAGCTAACTAGGTTGTCAACAGCCCATGATCATTTAGCTGCTAGAGCTACTTCTTCGACTTAGTGCCGTGTTGCTTTTTAAAATCAGCAATCATATTAACTTTAGTCATTCGGCGATCTAATTCAATTCCGTGATTTCTAGCTAACTCTTCAATTTGATTTTTTGTTAGTCCTTTAAGTACCTTTGCAGTTGGAAACTTAATAGGTGTAGTTGGAGCTTTAACAACTCCTGCTTTAATTACAGGTTCGGTGTAAATAGGGTCTACTTTATCTGCATCTATATGTGTACTAATAGGTCCATAGCTAAAAAGATTCTTTAAAAATTTAAACATATTGCTTTCTCCATAATGGGTTAATGATGTCTATCTTATTTATAAGTATGTATATAATCAGTTTAATATCTTGGCTTAAATACATAACAACAGGAGAACTACTATGAACCCACTTAATTGGATTAAATCTCGCATTGACGAACGTACATCATGGGATGGCGGAATGTTAATAGCAGTAGGTGTAATTGTACTAATTGCAGGACCATTTGCTAAACTGGCAGCTTATGCCGCAATTGGTTACGGCATTTGGACAATTTGGAAGAAAGAAGACTAAAGCTTACCGATAGGCGTAGAGCTACTAGCACTCATGTTCCAAACCTGCTTGCGTTCTACGCCTTTCTTTTGAGCAAATACCTTACTATCACAGTTACTACATACGTGAAAGTAGTTATTGCTTAGACGCTTAGGATCCATACTACCTCTAGCACGTTCAAACTCTGCGTCACAATTATCACACCGTAAACACACAAAGGTACGTCGGCGAGTATAGGCATGTTCCTTGCCCGTTTTGCTTTTACGAACATGCCTGGTTTGAATAGAAAACTCTTTTAAGAACATAACTATATTTAACATAAAGATTATAAAACAGTTCGATAAATACATATGAATAAAGGAAGCATCAATGACAATCTGCACACTAACTGACAAAGCTAAACAACAGATTAACGATATCTGCGAAGAAAACAATGCCTACGCTATTAGTTTAAACCTAGACGGTGGCGGTTGTGCTGGATTTTCATATGCATGGGATACTATTGCATCAAAAGAAGATGTTGCGACTATGGATATTACAATTAGTTCAGGTAGTGGTAATTTTGTTATTGGCGCACATAGCATTATGTTTTTAGCGGGAACTGAAGTAGACTATGTAAAGTCTATTGTAGGATCAAACTTTGAAATTAACAATCCAAACACAAGTTCCTCTTGTGGTTGCGGAGTTAGCATTAACTTTGATATGGATAAATTAGACAACTCGCTGGCTACAGCAGTATAACGGAGCATTTAGAGAATGGCAAAGCAAAATATTGATATTGGTGTAGAAGGCAATGATGGCACCGGCGATAGTATTAGAGAATCGTTTCGTAAAGTAAACGAAAACTTCTTAGAACTATATGCTGTGTTTGGCATCGGCGGCCAAATATCTTTTACAGATTTAAGTGATACTCCAAGTACATATCAAGGTAATGAAAATAAAATTCCAGCTGTTAAAAGTGACGGTAGTGGTATTAACTTATTAAGTCTAGCATCTAACAATGCAGTAGACGGCACTATTGATACAATTGGATTTGATTATTCAGTAGACGGTAAACTAGTTATTAAACAGCTAGTATCAAAA